GTTGTAGACACAATGAATAAGTTTGACTCTACATTTGACCTTATTGAATTTTCCCCAAGACTACTAGTAGATCTTTCAGATAAAACAATAAATTATGAAACCACAAAAATATTATCAGATGTTGGAGTCACATCTTTACCAGTAGGACAACTACTCGCATCAACTGGAACAATGTCATTGTTTGATGATGACCAAGCATTCAATGAAAATAACTCATCTAGTATTATTGCTGACTATGTAAGAAAAAATATTAAATTTTTATTTTATGAAGTAATTTCTAGCGTAGAAGATACAGATGGACTGCTATATGATTATTATATTCCAATTAAAACAATGTATTCAGAAGGCCTACCACAGGCAGATGTTAATGCTGGATCTATTAATATTCAATTGAGAGATTTTTATTTCTTTCTTGAATCAATGCCAGCACCTAGATTACTCCTAACTGAGTCGTCTTTAAGTTTTGCAATAACAACTTTATTGGACTATATAGGTTTTACTAACTATACTTTTAAAAGGGTGGCAGGAGAGTCTGATCCAGTAATTCCATACTTCTTTGTTGCCCCAGACCAAAACGTAGCAGAAGTTCTAAACCAACTAGCAGTTGCTACACAGACAGCAATGTTCTTTGATGAATATAATAATTTTGTTGTAATGAGCAAAAATTATTTGATGCCAACAGAAGATGAAAGACCAACAGATTTTGTATTGCTTGGAAATAATAACCAAACAGACTCTGGAGTAATTGAAAATGAACCATCAGATAATATTCCTAATATCATTTCTATTGCTTCGCAAGACAAAAGAGTTTATAACGACGGTAAAGTTTCTTATACAACTAGATATTTACAGAGAAGTTACGGCAGCATTAGACAGGCCAACATGGTTGATAAAGACAAGACTTGGATTTATAAGCCAGCGTTGTTGTGGGAAGTAGCAGGAACACAAAACACAAAAACAATTAATGAGGTTGCTTCTCAACAGGGTAATTATGTCTTAGGTGCTATGCCAATTAACTCTACGCTACCAGCAGTACCACCAACCGTATCTGGCGGGGTAGTTATAAATAATACAATTGATCTAGGAGAAAGTGTATATTGGCTAACAAGATACCAAGGATATTTTTATGCTAATGGAGAAATTCTCAGATATGATGCTGCTCAATTTAATATTACAGGAACAGGAAATGTTTGGATTACAAGCAACCAAGAATATCAAAGATATTTTGCTACCCTTCCATTTAATGGAAAAATTTATCCAACTGGCCTAGTTCGTATTTATTCTGTTCCATTTTATGAAACAATAGATGGCATTGAGCGTTTACAGCCAGGTGCAGTTTATGAGCATGGACGAGGACAGTTTGGAACACCAATAGTAGAGCATAATGCTGGAATCAGCGACTACTGGAGTAATAATGCATATGTTCGTGGATGTAACATGCAGGCACAGTATATGTTTACTACAGAGATAGATCCAACAGTTCCTTCTACAACAACAGGCGCTGCTGGAGTTAATAATGATCTTGCAAAGCAAACAACAAGAAATGGAATTATTAAAAACTTTATGGCAACCAACTACCTGACGGAGACTGCGGTTAATAACTTAAAGTCAACTCAGGCAGGCACAATGCAGTCTTCTGCACTAGTGATGAATGGGCCATCTTTTAAAACAACAGAAAATCCATTAAACTTTGTAACATATGTTTATAAAAATCTAGACGACGCATATAGACTTTTTGGAACAAGATTACGTATTATTGGAAAAATTGAAAACAATGAAAATCGTGCACAAACTCCAATTGGCAGCACATCATATTATCAAGTAACTGGAGCATTGCCAAATCAAAATATTAGCATAGGTGGAGGATCTGGCGGTATAGCAGTATTGCTTAATCCAGAAACTAATAACGGATATTACTTTGAAATTGTAGCAATGACAGAAGATAACATTGAGTCATACATTACAACAGATAATGCTGGAAATCCAAATATATCAATTAACAATGTTGTATTTTATAAAGTTAAAAAGGATTCCTCAAATACTGACGCAATTCCTGTAAAACTATGGGGCGGTCTAGCCAATATCATTGTTGATGATGGAAGATTTACTGGACAGTATAGAATGGCTGGAGAAGAAAACTCAACGGTTTATGATCTTTCCGTAGAGTATGAAGATATTGGCACGACACGTAGATTCTACTTATATATTAATAATAAGTTAATTCAGATAGTTGACGACAATGATCCGCTACCAATTTACAATAATATTGCTCCATTTATTCGTGGATCTTCAAGAGTAATGTTTGAAAATATCTATGCACTGGCTGAGAATTACTCACAGAATTCAGTATTTACAGTAGGAGAAACATTATCTAGCGCTTTTGGAGATAAAGGCATTGATGCTAATGAGTCTTTCCGTAAATATGCAATGAGTGGAATTATTCAGGCTACTTATTTAACAGGAATTAGTTCAGGCGAACCACCAAAATATAATATGTATTTTGATGAGTTTGGAACAATTATGCGTGAGTGTGCATATTTTGATATTAGATATGATCGTTCTTATCCCGCACTTTATGCTCAACTATCTCCTACACTAAATAGAATTAAGGGGTACACAGTATCTGGATTCCAAGCAGATTCATATGGCGCAGAGTTTTTAATATTTAATGCAACAGATACTGCTTTAAACCTAGATGAAACAACAGGCAATTATCTAAGAATTCAAGGTATTACATTTACACAGGATACAAGTTATGAATTAACTGTAGATGAATATTTTAGAAAGAAAAGCAATTTATCAAGCCCGCAACTTCAGGGTAGCGCAGTGATTACTTCTCCACTTGTAGAAAAAGCAAAATATGATGAGATTAAGCAAAGCAGAATGATATATGGAAAGAATGAGTTTACTATTGAAAGTCCATATATTCAAAGTGAAGATGATGCTCAACAGTTGATGGGCTGGATTATTAATAAGGTCATGACGCCTAAAAAGGCGGTAGGTGTAAATATGTTCTCAATTCCTACATTACAACTAGGAGACATAGTAACTATCAACTATAAAGACTCCACTGGCCTTGATCTTGTTGCTCCAACAACTGATAGATTTGTAATATATAATATTAAGTATGGAAGAGATATAGATGGACCAAGCATGACCCTATATCTAAGTGAGGTATAAAATGGCAGACAATCAATCAGTATCTCCTTTCCCAATGACTCCAAATAATGCGGGTCTTAATATCAATACCTTTGCCGTTAATCCAGTTCTGACTGCTCCAATAGATACGATTCTTTTTAATGAAGAGGCTACACCAGTAGAAATAATGGCTGATATTTTATTTGAAAATATTGGTGGACAAGAGTTAATTAATATTGCTAGAAATGATACTGTAAATGGTCAACAAGTTATTTATCAACCAATAAAAAATCTAAATACAATTCAGCAACAATATAACCCTAATAATATTGTTAGTCTTCAGGCTACATCAGATAAATACTTTCAAAATTTTTCTATTAAGTTTGAGTCAAAAGTTCCGAATGTTGGCAATGGCCCAAACGGAGAACATGTTTATATAGATCCAGAAACAGGCGATTTAATTATTGAGGTAGTTAATATTGAAGATGGAGAACAGGTTCAAGTTGAAATTACCAGCAGTGGTACAATATATGAGGCGGAATTATGATTACAAATACTGGACAGGCTATCATTGGTAAGTACCTTCTTGGGCAGGCACCTGCCTATGCGTCCTATATAGCCGTAGGATGCGGAGCACAGCCCCTAGCAACTGCTGACCCATATGGAGACTACTCTGCAAAAGAAAACCTTGACTTTGAGATGCTAAGAGTTCCAATTTCTTCACGTGGCTTTGTGAATGACGGCGGTACAGAGAAACTAGTCCTAACAGCAGAACTACCTACAGAAGAAAGATATGAAATAACAGAGATAGGAATATTTTCAGCAGGATCAAACCCATCTGCTGGAGCATATGATAGCAAGACTGTCTTTGCATTTACGCAGGGAGAAAACTGGCAATATCATGATCAAACATCAGCATCT